AATTGAAGATTGGAGTGCTGAAGATTATGTTAAAGATAAAAGAGAAAGTTGGATTATCAATGGAGATACTATTACGCAAGAGAACCTAAAGAAGTTCTTTGAAAGAAGTAAGTTCTCAGTTGCATCTAATGGTGTACTTTATAGAACTGATAAGGTAGGTTGTATTCCCGATATTTTGGATTTGTGGTTCTCACAAAGGGTAGAGTTCAAAAACAAAATGAAGGAATATGGTAACTCTGGTGAGAAGGAAAAGTACGAATGGTATAAGAAGAGACAGTTGGTACAAAAGATTCTTCTAAACTCATTGTATGGGGTATTGGGATTACCAGCATTCCGATTCTATGATGTGGATAACGCAACGGCGGTAACTACAACAGGTCAAACTGTGATTAAATCAACCGCAGATATGACCAACCTAAAGTACAACAAAGAGTTGGGAACACCTGATGCAGATTCTAACATCTATATTGATACTGATTCAGTATTCTTCTCCGCAGCACCATTGTTGGATAAGAGAAAACCGAATTGGAAAGATAATGACCAAGAAACCATTGCTGGTTTTGTGAATGAGATTGCAGAGGAAGTGCAAGATTACCTAAACAACTTCTATGATATGTTAGCTGTAAGGGTATTCAATGTAGATAAGGATAAACACCGATTTGAGATTAAAAAGGAATATGTTTCTAAATCAGGTATTTGGATTGCTAAGAAAAGATACGCTCAATGGATTATTTCAGATAATGGTGTACCTGTTGATAAGTTGGATGTAAAGGGATTGGATGTTGTACGTTCATCATATCCAGCCGCATTTAGAAAGTTTATGAGTGAGGTTCTGATTGAAATCCTTAGAGGTGATACCGAAGAACAACTCACGGATAAGGTACATGATTTCAAAAAGAATCTACCAAATATGGATGTGGTTAAGATTGCTAAAGCTGGGGCTGTGAAAAACTTATCAAAGTACATGCCTAAGAAGAAACAACAAACGGCAATGTTCCAATTCCCATCTGGTTGTCCGGCGCATGTAAAAGCAGCAATTGCATATAATCAATTGTTGAAACATTTTGGAGTGGAAAATCAATACGAACCACTTAAAGATGGTGATAAGATTAAGTGGGTATATCTAAAACAAAATCCATATGGATTGGATGGTGTAGCTATGAATGGTTACAATGACCCACCTCAGATTATGGAACTGATTAACACTTATATCAATCACGATAAAATCTTTGAAAGAGAACTTCTGAAGAAATTGGAAGATTTCTATGGAGCATTGGATTGGGGTGAAGTTTTATCCTCAACCAAAACAGCTGAAAAGTTTTTCTCTTTTTAGCTTGTATAATTAAAAATAAAATCGTATATTTGTATAATTAAAAAATAAATCTTAAAAGTAAATTATGGAAAAAGTAAAATTTGATGGTTTCATCAATCGTTACAACCTTGGTGGAGAGGTTGAATCGGTAATGGTTAAATCTGAAGGCTCGAACCTATCTGTTCGTATGATTTCAGATGACAAAACTCTTTTAGGTGATGTATCAGTTAGTGGTACTGATTTTCCTGAAGGAGAATTTGGTATCTACACTACATCTCAGTTGAAAGGGTTGTTGAGTGTGTTGGATAACACTATTAAAGTGGAAGAAGTAACTGGAGCTTTGAAATTCTCAGATAAGGGAACAAAGATGCAGTATATGTTGGCAGCACCTTCGGTTATTCCACAAGTACCTGATTTAAAACAACTTCCTCCATTCAATGTAGAAGTAACATTAAACGATGAGTTTGTAAATAAATTCATCAAATCTAAAGGAGCATTATCAGATGCAGATACATTTACCTTCACTTGTAAAGATAACAAAGGAGAGATTATCTTAGGTTATTCTTCAATCAATTCAAATAGAATTTCTATCTCAGTTGATTGTAAATGTGATGGTGATGTTGAACCAATCGCATTCTCTGCGAAGTACCTAAAAGCTATTCTATTGGCTAATAAAGGTTCAAACTCTTCATCATTGAAGATTTCATCGCAAGGTTTATCACATTTGAACTTTGTAGATGGAGATTACACATCAAATTATTATCTAGTCGAAATCAAGTAACTATGAGTTTTTGGGATACTGAACCAGCAAAGCCAGAATTTGTATTTGAAGATGAGAAACGAAAGCTCATTGAGAATATGGATTACCTTATGACAATGAGTGTTGAAGAGCAAACTCTATACAAAAAGTGGGTAGAGTTGCAAGAAGATTCAATGCTCAGAGATAAATCCCAAATTGCCGCATTGTACGATATGCAATGGAAACCAACTGATATCAACAATAAGGAACTAACCATCAAAGAAATTGAAGAGTTAGAACCTTATGTTGAAATCGTAGAGGATTCCAAAGAAGCTACAAAATGGACTTATCTCAGAAAAATGATTCACACAATGAGTTGGACAGCTAATCCTGGTCGAAATGTGAAGTTATTTATCAAAGATAGAAAGAGTGGCAAATTGTTAGGTTTGGTATCACTAGCCTCAGATGTTACTGCAATGAAGGTTAGAGATGATTATATTGGATGGACCAAAGAAGATAAATTCCAAAATGGGAAGTTGAACTACACAACTATCGCTTCCACCATAGTCTGTACCCAACCTCTGGGTTATAATTTCTTAGGTGGTAAACTTACTGCTATGATGACTACGGTACCTGAAGTGAGAGAGTATTGGAAGAAGAAGTATGGACAGACTTTGATAGGTGTGGGAACAACTTCCCTATATGGAATTCATTCTCAGTATAATGGTATTCCACATTTCAAAACTTTGGGAGAATCTGCTGGTAAGATTGCAATCAAACCCGATGATGAATTCTACGACCCTTGGCATCAATGGTTGAAGGAGAATCGTAATGAGTGGTATCAATCAGCAATCACAAATGAGAGAATTCGTAATGGTAAGAATATGGGAACTGGTGAAGGTGCTAGTGGACCTGTAAGTGGTATCAAACAAAAGATTCTATCTCAGATTTTCAAAGAGTGTGGTATCAAATCATCAGATTATCATCACGGATTCAAAAGAGGTGTATATCTTGCAATGATGTACGAAAACGGACCTGAGTTCCTCCGTTCAGAAATTGAAGAATCAGAACTCAAAATGAAGAAGAAGTTTGAAGATGGTGTAGATTACATCAATAATTGGTGGAAAAGGCAAGCAATCAAACGATATTCTAAGTTGCATGATGAAGGTAGATTGAAGCCCGAAGATTTATTCTATATTGATGGTATAGGTAAAGATTGGGAAACCTTCAAATCAGAAAGATTAAAAGAAGTAGGTAGATAAAACATAAAATATGGGATTTTTTGAAGAAACAAATAATGAGCAAGTAGATAATAGCTTGTGGGTGGAATCTTACAGACCAACCACCTTAAAAAACTATGTAGGTAACGAACACCTTAAAGAAAAAGTTGAAGGTTATTTAGAAACTGGTGATATTCCTCACCTACTCCTTTATGGTAGAGCTGGTACTGGTAAAACTACATTGGCTAAACTGATTGTAAAATCATTAGATTGTGATTATATGGTAATAAACGCATCTGATGAAAACAATGTGGAAACTGTAAGAAACAAAGTGAAGAACTTTGCATCTTCAATGGGATTCAAAAAGTATAAGATTATTATCTTAGATGAGTTTGATTACATGTCTCAGAACGCACAAGCTATTTTGAGAAACTTAATGGAAACATTCTCACAACATTGTAGATTCATTTTGACTTGTAACTATGTAGAAAAAGTTATTGAACCAATCCAATCCCGTTGTCAAACTTTCCAAATTGTACCTCCTACTAAGAAAGATGTAGCTGTTCAAATCTCAAAGATTTTGAAAAGTGAAGAAGTTTCATTTGAACCAAAAGATTTAGTTCCAATCATTGATGCTGGTTATCCTGATATTCGTAAGATTATCAATACTTGTCAATTGAACTCAATCAAAGGTACATTAAAGGTAGATACACAAAACCTTTTGGAGAACGATTACAAAATGAAAGTTTTGGATATCCTCAAATCTTCGGATGATAAGAGAAACAAATATGTGAATATGAGACAAACTATTATTGATAGTAGAGTAACTGATTTCTCAGAATTATTCACTCTATTATATGAGAAGGTAGATGAGTACGCTCCATCAAATACAGCGAATGTAATTATCGCTCTTTCAGAGGGACAACAAAAACACTTCAACGCTATTGATAAAGAGATTCCAATGGCAGCAACACTAATAGAAATTTTAAACTTAATCTAAGATGGCAAAAATCGTAGGAATGGGTGGTGGTAAACCACAAAAAGCATCGGAACAACCAACACAACAAGCAAAGTTGGATTTAGCAAAATCAAATTCTGTAACTTGTGATAAATGTGGATATGATATCTTTGTAGATGGTTCTAAATTCAGAAAGATATCTAAGTTAGCAGCAGGAACACCACAAGATGTAATTGTACCAATTGAAGTTTTACTTTGTGGTAATTGTGGTGAAGTGTGTGAAGAACTTCTATCACCACAACTTAAAGTATTAGAAGAATTAGATAAAAAGAAAGCAGAAGAAAGTGGCAGCTAGTTTATTTGACCACATAAAGCAAATTACTAATGTTCAGAATCCTAAGTATTGGGATACATTAGATGAATCGGATAAAAAGACCTGGTCGAATTATATGGTACTTCGTTTTTTATCTATGAAGTATGAGTGGGTAGAAACTATTGCAGCTGTTCAACCTTATCTTCAAGAAGTTCCACCAAAGGCAATGTATCTTGCTCTGATTGATTTACTTCCAAAAGGTAGACACTTTATGAAGTATATAAAACCAAAGGGAGCTGATAAGTACGACGGTTGGTTAGTAGAATTGGTGGCAAAACATTATGAAACTTCAAAGTTAGAAGCTGAAGATTACCTAAAGATTCTTTATGCATCTCGAACTGGTAAAGAAAGAATTCTTCAGTTGGCTGAAGATTATGGGACAGACCCAAAAATTATTAAGAAATTAAAGATAAAAGTTTGATAATCTCAAACTTTTTTCGTATATTAGTAATATAAAATGAAGTTATGGCTAAAGTAAGTTTTTCACAATATCAATTATACTCAACCTGCCCGAGAGCATATAAGTTGAGATACATTGATAAGTTGGGAGAATCATCTGCTAACATATATACAATTTTTGGAACTGCTATTCACGAAACAATCCAACATTTCCTTTCGGTGATGTATGGGGTTTCTAAGAAACAAGCAATGGAAATTGATACTGATAAGTTGTTGTTGGATTGGATGAGAAAGGAGTTCATCAAAGAGAACGAAAAGTTGACTAAAGGGAGTGTATGTACTCAATTGGAGTTGGAAGAGTTCTATGGTGATGGTAGAAGAATCTTAGAGTGGTTCAAAAAGAAGATTGATAAGTTTTACACAAAGACTGGATTTGAATTGGTGGGTATTGAATTACCACTAAACGCAAAAGTAAAAGAAGGTGTAAACTTTATCGGATTTGTGGATATTGTAATGAAAGATTTATCAGATAACTCCATTATTATTATTGATTTGAAAACATCAACAATGGGTTGGAACAAATACGCTAAAGCTGATAAGTACAAAAACGCTCAAATAGTTCTCTACAAAAAATACTATTCTGAATTGTTCAATATTCCATTGGATAAAATCAAAGTTGAATATCAGATTATGAGGAGAAAACTCTATGAGGATGCTCCTTTCCCAATTCCTTATATGTCTAGGCATGTACCTGCAAATGGTAAACCAACTACAAACAAAGTTTACAACGAGTTTATGGGATTTGTTAATGAGGTATTTGATGATGAAGGTAAGTTTAGAGATTTACCTTACCCAAAGGTGCCAGGTGACCGGAATAAAAATTGTAAGTTTTGTGAATTCCTCCAAAGAGGAATTTGTGATGGAAAACCATCGTAAAAATAAATTTATATATACTTATATACAAACACAATTTATATAAGTATGAATGCGGAAACTAAACTAACAACCGTTAAGATTTTAAAAGGAGTGTATTCAAATTTTAAACAAGTATCATTTGATTCTGATGTAACACTTCAAAAATTAGTAAATAGAACTGTAGAAAGATATGTAACCGATGATGAGTTCAGAGAAGAAATGAATGAATATTTAAAGTTACAAATCTCAGGTTCACAATTTTAAAAAAGTTATTTTAACAAGTTATGACAAAAAAGAAAATTCTTCTTCTTTCAGATGATTTAAGAATGGCGAGTGGAATCGCTACAATGAGTAAAGCATTGGTGATGGGAACAGTTCATAAATATGATTGGTTCCAAGTAGGTGCAGCAATTAACCATCCTGAAAAAGGTAAAATATTGGATGTATCTCAAGATATAGCAAATAGAACTAGTGTTGAAGATGCTAGTGTAAAGATTT